GCTGATGTCCCAGGGCGGGAACGAGGGAACCGAGTGGCACAAGCACGCGAAGAACGGCAAGTGGCATGAACTGGAGCATGTTTGCCCCTCTTGCTCGACCGGCTCAGTTTTCGACTGGAAGAATTTCCAATACGAGACGATCCGCGACGGCAACGAGGAGCTAGACTGGCCCGCGATCTTCGCGACCGTCCGGCTGAAATGCCCGCATTGCGGCGAGGAGTTTGAGGACACCGAATACAACCGTCGCCAGTGGGCGAAGTGCCGCCCGGTGTGGGACGAAGGGCGATTCATGCCCGAGCGAATGACGCTCCGAGCAACCTTCATGACCGTTTGGCGCTACCGATGGAGCGACATCGTGAAAGAATGGATTGTCGCCAACGAGGAAAAGAAAAACGGGCAGCTTGAGAAGCTGGAGCAGATCGTCACCCAGCGTTTTGCGTCGTTCTGGGCGCCGCCGAGCGATACGCCAAGGCTAACGGATACGGGCGACCCCTACTCGAAAAACGAGTTCCACGAAGGCACCAAATGGGACATGGAGGACTTCCGCTTCATGTCGGTGGACAACCAAAAAGGCCACCGATGGGTTTCCATTCGCGCTTGGAAAATTGGAGGGCAATCGCGGTTGCTTTGGGAGGGCCGCGTTGAAACATGGGACAACGTGCGCTATTTGCAAGAGCGGTTCGGCGTTGAGAACCGATGCGTGTTTGTGGACTGCGGATACCAGCAGGAAGAAGTGGCGCTTGAGGCATTGAAAGCGGCGACACCGACCGACCCTAAGCCTTGGAACCTAACCAAAGGCGCGGACGTTGACGGCTACGTTAAACGCTACGGAGAAAAGAGGTATCGCCGGATTTTCGGGGATTACATCAACTGTATTTCGTCCGCTGGTCAGCCCTATCAGATCATTCCATTTTCCAACCTGCTAGCCAAGGACCGGCTTACGGCGCTCATGGGTAGCGGCAGCTTCGGCGTGCCGGTCGATGCGTCGAAGAACTACCACGCGCAGATGCAGAACGAGCAAAAGCGCGAAGTGAAGCCGGGTTTGTGGCGATGGGAACTCGTTAAGCAACACGCCCCGAACCACCTTTGGGATACCGAGGTAATCGGCGTTGTCGCCGCGTGCATCTTCAAGGTTCTTGTGGCGATGGAAGAGGTGAAGTGACCGGGCGGCTGTCAAACTTTGACACCCTGCCCTTGTAATGGCCGGGAGCGCATTGCAGGCAGCACAAGACCTTTACGACTACGCACGCGGGGACGCTCTTCGCACTGCGGAGATCGAAACCGCGCTTTCGTCTGCGATTTCTAGCGGGCTTTTGACGAAAGGCGGCACCGACAACGTGACAAGCGCGAGCAAGAACAACGTTTCAATGCAGAAGACCGTTGGATTGCCGGAACAGCATCGGATTACGGCAATGCGGATGGCTCTTAACGGGCTTTTGGCGAACACGCGACCGAGCAATCGAACTTATCCCCGATACTAAATGGCAATCGTCGATCAATTCGGAAGCCCTTTTTCTAACCCCTACGGCAACCACGTTGCACGGGGCGCGTCTCGTTACAACGGAATGCGCCCGTGGGAGCCTGTGCGGTTGCACGACATTGGCAAGCTAGTCCCCGCGATTGATCGGCAAACGCTTGTTTCAGCCTCTCGCCGCCTTTACTTGAACCAGCCGATCCTTTCTGGCGCGGTCGAACAAAAGTCGATGTATTCCATCGGCAAGGCATGGATGCCGAAATTCACCGGGCAGGATAAGGATTTCGGTGATGCCGCGACAGCCTGGTTGACGGAGATTTTCTATCCGCTTTGCGACCTTCGCGGCCCGGTTTTCGACTTCAAGACCGAGCTTTACCTGCTGTCCGACGCAATCGACCGCGACGGCGAAGCTTTCGTTGTCCTGACTGAAACCAAGGAAGGATTCCCGCGAATCCAGCACATCCCATGTCACCGGGTCGGCAACCCTGTAGGAATGCAAGACGGCCCGATTGAAAGCGGGCTTTACCGCAACGCTAGACTTGCGGATGGTATTGCTTACAACCGAGTCGGAACGCCGATAGCCTTTGCTTACCTAGATGAAGATCAGAAATTGATCCAATGGGTTTCGCTTCGTGATGCCATCCACGTTTACGACCCGGCATGGCAGGAGCAGGGGCGCGGATTGCCAGCATTCACGGCATCCTTGAACATGCTGCGGGACGCGATGCAGTCGCATGACCTTGAAACCATGGCGCAGGCGATGCTTTCGGGCCGAGTCTTCATCGAGTGGAACGAAACCGGCGCACCTGATACTGGCGACCCTGCTTTTGCGCTGACCGGATCGGCTACCGGCGGCAATCAAAGCCCAGGCGTGCAAGTTGAGAATATCAACGGGCCGATGAACACTTACTACCGCGCCAACAGCGGGAGCAAGCTGGAGACGTTCCACAATCCACGCCCCGGAGAGGCATGGGAGAACTTTCAAGACCGCATCATCCGAGGCGCATTGGCCGGCGTGAACTGGCCTTACGCGATGGTATGGAAAGCCAGCGGACAAGGCACCGCCGAACGCCACGAAATCGCCAAGGCTCAACGCGCAATCGAGGACAGGCAAAGCCTTTTGATGCGCCCCGCGCTTGCAATTGTTTCGTGGGCCGTCGCCAAGGCACAGAAGATGGGCACGCTGCCGCAGTCGCCTGAATGGTATAAGTGGAGCTTCACGATGCCGCGCAAGCTTACCATCGACGATGGGCGGATGAGCAAAGAGCAGATTGAGGGATGGCGGGCCGGATACGTCAACCATGAGGACATCCTCGGAGACTACGGCAAGACCCTTGAGGAGCATTACGATGCCCGCGCCCGAGAAATCTACCTGCGGAAGAAAGCGGCGGAAAAATGGAGCATCGACGGCATCGAGATTGAGGACCGCGAGATGTCCATGCTGACCCCGAACGAGCAAAGCGCCGAGCAAATGGAAGCGGCGAAATCACCAACCACTCAAGACAATGGAAATTCTGACGATTGAAAACAAGTCCGGCAAGGTCCGGCTAAATGAGTCGGTCAACCCCGATTCCATGACCCGACTGATTGAAGAAATCAGCCAGGTCTTCGGGGCGCAAGCTGCCGCCAACGGTGCCCAGTTTGGAGAAATCACCAACTGCATCGAAAACGCGGCGGATACCCTCGACATCGAGATTCATTCACCAGGCGGAAGCGTGCTTGATGGTTACAAGCTCTATCACGCATTGCTTGAGCTTCGCGGGCGCGGAGTTTTCGTCACCGCAACCATCAACAGCCTCGCCGCAAGCATGGCATCCGTGATCGCAATGGGAGCGGACAAGATCCGCATGGTTAAAGGCGGGCGGATGATGATTCACGAAGCGTCTAACGTCGTCGCTGGTAACGCTGAGGACATGGCGCGAGCCGCAAAGCTACTTGATGAAATCAGCGGCGAGATTGCCGACATCTACGCAGGCAAGACCGGCGGCGACCGCGACGAAATCCGCGACATGATGAAAAAGGAAACTTGGATGGGCGCGGATGAGGCTAAGTCGAAGAATTTCATCGACGAAATCGTGGATGGGAAATTTGACACCGCGAAGAAGGGCAAGAGCATGAATATTCTCGACCGTCTCACTTCTCCCGCCAGCGCCGAAGCCTTGGCGGAAATCGACACCTTGAAAGCCGAGGTTTCCAACCGCGAAAGCGAAGTTGCCGAGCTTTCTAACAAGGTCAGCGTTGCTGAAGCCGCGTTGCAAGAAGCCGCCACCGCTGCCGCCGAGCTTCGCGTTTCAAACGAGACCTTAACGGCTCGCGTTACCGAACTTGAGGCAATCGCCGCCCGCGTCCCCGAGCTTGAAGCCGCCGCGAAAGTGACCGTCGAAAAGATCGGCAACGAAGCCGCGCAGATCGCCGCTTCCATCGGTCTCACCCAACCCCTCCCGGACGCAAACAACGGCGAAACCAAGTCGATTCTCGCTCAGTTCAACGAACTTGAGGGCGACGAGGCAACCCGTTTCTACAAGGCGAACCGCAAGCAAATCATCGAAGCTCAACTCAACTCCTAATCACTCCATCTCATGGCTACCACGTTTGTTGACAAAATCTACACTCAGGAGGTGCTTCGCGCCTTCACCGCTGGCCTCGCGCCACTCTCCGCATTCACCCGCAGCTTCTCCGCAGAAGCCCGCCGCAAGGGTGACGCCATCATCATCCCTCGCGTTTCCGCTCTCAGCACCACGACCTTCGCTTATGCGAACAACAGTGGTTCGCCCTACGAGACCGAAGGCGGCGAGATCGCAGCAATCACCGTCAACCTGGATCAACACCAGATCGTTGGTGTTGACCTGACCGACATCCAGTATGCCAGCGCCGGTTCCGCCGATATCATGAACTTCGCGCAGAACCAAGGCCGCGCCTTGGCCCGCAAGTGCATGGGTAACCTGTTCAACGCGCTGACTGTCGCGGCTTTCGGATCGCCAGCCGCTACCGCCGTTACCATCGGTGGAACCGGGTTGACTCAGATCCGCTCCGCTCGCCGGACTCTGGTGAATCGCCAAGTGCCGATGGAGCCGGTGTCGCTCATTGCGACTGCTGACCTCTACCACACCCTGCTTGGCGACACCAACATCTCGCA